TTTCTCAACGACTGCCCGAAAATACTCAGTTCCATCATTATCTTCAGTAAATGAGATATTCATATCCCCCCCGAATAAAAATGCAACTGCTGTACGAACAATCTTCTTTGGTATATTTGTATTGATTTTGGCTACCGGAACAGTGTCAGTGCCTATCTTTTTAGGGATTTGATTACCTTCGTCGTCCTCTTCAAACTCAGTATCTGAATAAAGATCAATTTCTTTATCCTTCCGATTCCCGACCGATGTTTCCCGACGAGTGCGGTCACCTTTATACTCTTTGAGGTAAGCTTCTTGCTCTCGGCCTTCAATCGTATCCTGACACAATGTTTCAACGACTTTTTTAAAGTCGGGTTCTTGTAAGATGGTTGCTATATCTGGCATATACTTTTCTCTTAAAATATAAAAGGTGAAAAGTCGTAACATCAAAAAGCCCTGGAGCACATACCCCAGGGCAAGACAACCAAATTATTCAATGCAGTTAAAAGTGCTGCTCACTTTATATCCGCGGGCGATGCTATCATATTTGCAACTATGAAACAGATATATTCCATTCGCGACTAAAACAACACCTGCTTTCACATCGCCCTTTCTCTCAAGTTTTTGCGGATAGTGAAGGATTCGAACCTCCGTAGCCATAAAGCTAACTTGTTTAGCAAACAAGCACATTCAACCACTCTGACAACTATCCAGATGCATAATAATATATAAACAACAAAATAATTTACCTGACAATTACCCCTCGGGAAGTCTTCTTCTTTTCTTTCTTAAACTTCATACCTAATGATTCGGCAAATTCAGCAAGTATTGTCACCCCATCCGGTGCATCGTCATGTTTATTGCCACCTTCTTTTTTGTATGAAGTGAGACCTTTCATAAATTGATCATAATCGGAGCCTTTCTTGTATTCTCCTTCAGCAAGAAAATACAGATGCTTTTTTATCCATCCGGATTTCATCAGGATGCGAGTTTCTTTGTGTTGCGTTGTTGGCCGTGCTTGAATTAAGCATTTCCCTCTCTTTGCTACAACTTCCTTTCGTACAGCAATAGAGAAAATACGACCACCATTGTTTGATTCAATACGCATCTGATCACAACCAGTATCAAGTATTGTTTGTGCCAAGCGTGGCTGAGTAATCTCAACAGCATCCTTCGTAAATACAACATCTGTAATGAATATCTTTTCACCAAATACTTTACCGAATGGAGCAGAGAAATTATCGTCTCCTTCATCAGCCACGTCACAAGCACCGATAACGCCATCCGGTTGCTTACCTTCAATATCCGCCAGCTTGAACCGGTTGAGTTCTGATTTGGAAAATAACAAACCTATCGCTTCGATCGGATCCTGCATATACTCAGCACACCAGATCATATCTTCTGTCTCTTCCCGCAGTTCCAGGTAGTATTCCGTCGTATGTACGTCCTCACAGAACGATTCGTCGTTTTCATCCAGGGCAGAGATACGAATAATTTCGTCATATTTCCCCATTTCCTCCATACGGCCAAGAACGTCTGTGGCCGACCAGCGTGTACCGATATCGATCGAGCAGCAGTTCCCTTCGATACGGGAATCATGTGTTCCCTGCTTCCAAGACCAGACCTTTTCGTTATTGGTGTCGGATAGTGCATCTTCCAGACTCTTATACAAGTCGTCGGTCATGGCCAGCATAGAAGCACCGAAGCCGATCACCGTACCACCTACACCGGCACTGAAATAGCTTACCTGCCGGGCAGCATCCAAGCTCCAGCCATGAACGTTTTGCTTATCGCCACGCAGCTTTACATCAGGAAAGACTTCTTTAAAGCGGGACGACCGAACAATGTCGCGCGTATCATAGGATAGCTTATTATACAGAGTATCGGAGCAGCAGTTACGCATAACCGACTCCTCCGGGAAGTGCCCCAGCATCCATGCGATGAACAAAGAAGAAATATAAGACTTACCGGCTCGCGGCGGCATAGATACAGCAAGCCGGCGGATGATACCAGCCATATATGACTCGTACACCCGCGTAAAAGCGTCAGCGACCTTCTTCAGGAATAGTCGCTTGGCAAAGAACTTAGGATCATGGTAAAGGCAATATGACCAAAAGTCATTATTCGCCTCCCGTCTCCTCAGTAATATTGCCGCTTTCGCCTGTTGTATTAATATTTCCCGATTGTTCTTTTTCGCCACGGATAATAGCTCTTAACTCTTCATCTGTCATACTCTCTAGGTCATCGCCCAGCTTATTACCGATTTGCAACTCTTTCCGGTCGCGCCACTTCTCCGGCTGTCGGTTCTTCAACCAAAATATCGCTGCTGTTGTATCTGCCGGCTGATGCTTTTTGATGTGTTTCTCTCCTACAACCTGACCATTCTTGTGGACAGTATGCGTTTCCTCGAAATCGTAACCGATCGCACGGTTGTACAACTTCGAAGCAACATTAGAGTCTGCAATATCCTTTCCCTTTTTTAAGGAGTCAAGAAATTCCGGATAATCTTTCTTCCATTTGTTGAGAGTTTGCTTGGATACACCAAAGAAATCAGCTAATTCGTCATCGGTAGCTCCTAACAAAGCATAATTCTCCGCTAGTTGAATATACTCCTCCCGAAATAAACTTTTCCGACCTCTAGCCATATCTTTTCCTATAATATATAAAAAGGGAGAATGATTCTGTCATCCTCCCTTCTATATTATCTATTTTTCATTAATTATATTTCTGCCTCTCCTTATCTATCATCTCACAAAGCTCTTTTAGATTAACCAGAGTATTGGCAATCTCATTATTATGATTAAATATCTGTTCGGCAATATTAAAAATTTCATCATATTTTCCATTTTGAACAGCCTCCATAATGGAAAATGCCAATCTAGCGTTCAGGCAGATATCTCCTAGAGTTATAACAATTGGTATATCTCTAGGAGATATTCTCAATTCTTTTTCTTCTTTCACGACACTTCCTCCACTCCTTCCATGATGTCGCATGCCAACAGACGACCTATAATGTCACCTATGGTCGTTATCTCTTCACAAAGGTTGTCACCTATACCGGCTAACCGTTCGTCCATTCCTGTTTTTACTATACGGTCGCATTCGGTCATTTCATATATACGATTATGGCATTCGGTGAGTAATCTTAGTACAGAGGTGAGTTCCTCGCGTTGATTCTTCGATGATTGTTTCATAATTCCACCTCCTCATTTTCTATTACATCCGACATAATAGTAAAACCAATCATATCACCGAGATCACCTAAACATGCCGTCAAACGATCCTCACAAGCAACTAGATTACATTCATAACTACATGAGACATCACTATTCTCTTCTGAAAGTGCAATAATTTTACTACGGGATTTCGCGATATCCTTGATCAACTCATAGATTTTTTCCCGTTGTGGTTGGAGAGATACATACTTTTTCATCGTATTGCCTCCCTTTCCTTTGATTGTTCGAGTTTCTGCTCATTCAAGGCCTTTCGTGCTCGTTCTGCTTTTGCTTTATCCGTATATAACTCAATAATGAATTGCTTACCCTTCTCTGTCCAAAACATGTGTTGACGTGTTTTGGTCTCCCCCTTACTGTCAATGTATGGATATGGTTTATGTTCTGCATATCCTTTATCACGGTACTTGGCATAAAGAAAATAAGTACCACTTTGTTTATACTGAATGCCCCATTGGCACAACAGCTTGTTTAGCTTGATCGGACTGATACCGAAACAGGAAGCAATCATGTTCACAGTTTGAAGGCCAGTGCTGTCTATAACCTTACGGAAATATTCTACCTGAGGGGCTTGTGTCTTTAACTGCTCTTCCTGTGCTACAGATGTTAAGCGGAGTTGTTCTTTCTCTGCTGTGATTTTAGATAACCGTTGTTTGTTTTCCTCTACACGCTGCTGTAAGACAGTCATTGCATGAAGAATTGCCTCGTCGTCATTAGATATAGTAGTTATACCACTGGTTAATAATTCTTCAAGTCGTGTATCCACCCAAATAGCAAAGTCTGGACTCAGTTTCTGAGCGACTCTTAATGCAACTTTCTGATGTGCCCATGTGCCTGGATTTATTCCACCTCGCCTAACTTCCAATAAATCAGCCAAACTATAATTTTGTAGTTTGGTCAATGCATCACAATAATCTTTGATTTCTTGAGAATTAATAATTTGTGTCAAATTCTTTTCAGGAAAAGCTTTTGCAACTTCGGTAAGATTTACCATTACATTTTTTTCGTTGCTAAATGAAATTTGACTACCTTTGTAGTCATAAATAACTGTATTCATACCCTTTTGATTTACTAGTTATAAAATAAAGAGGTTCTCGTGGTCGCCAAACTTTGAGGAGCCTCTTTTTTTGTTGTCTCTCTCATTTTAAACATACTACACGAATACCTCCTTCTATTACTTCATATCCAAATTGTCTATCAGGATATTCAATGCGTAATGCACTGATAGTCGTTCTGATACTCGTGAATTTTGGTCTTGGAAATACACAATCTTCACTCACTTTTAATTCAAGCATAGTTGATTTAATCCCTTTTTTCCTTTGAATAGTTGAAACTTCCATAATCTTTTGTATTTTTGATGAGTAAATTATTATAACACTGCAAATATAATACAAAATACATCACAACAACAATATTGATGTATTTTGTATTATCACACAACATTATTTAACTTATGACAGATCAACAACGAATAGAACATGTCATTAAACATGCAAAAGTATCAGCCAAGAAGTTTGCAGAAAATATCGGACTAACTAGGCCGGATAGAGTATATTTTGTTCTCCGCGGTAGAAATAATATTAGTAGTGCATTAGCGAAACTGATAACAGATGCCTATCCAGAGATTAACTATGATTGGCTTATTTCCGATAAAGGTAAAATGATTTTAACCGAATATGAACAAAATGAAACTATTGAGACCATACCTTTTGTCTCTAAAGATGAATTGTTACAATTCGGCGAGAATTGTGTAAAAAAAGATTATATTCAATCATTACCTACAATACAATTACCCAATTTAGATAAATCCCTAGGATATATTGCTTTCGAAGCTTATGATGATTCTATGTTTACTAATGGGAGATTCAGTTTAAATGAAGGAGACATTGCTATTACAATTCAATCGAACTTCGATAATATATTGAAAGAGCAATCATCTGAAAATTATTATGTTATTTTTACTTTTGGTTTTAGACCCCTGATTAGAAAACTCTCTAAAATCGATAATGAGCAAAATTGTATCATTTTTGAACCGTCTCTAAAACTGTTCGCACCTATCAGATTATATAAAAATGATATTTTTCTCATTTTCAGAGTTGTAGCAACAATAATAAAGCAGGATTCTAAATTGTCAGAAAGAGCAAAAACATTAGATGATATTAAAGATTTTGATATCCAATGGAATGACGAATAAGTTTTATCGAATTTAAACTATTTTATTTTCCCAAATACTGCTGCATCGCCCGGATAGCCTGCTCTACGCTTCGAACAATTACATATTTGCTCCCGGCGAGCTCCACCTGACGTTGGTATTCTTTCTGCTCGGCGGACTGTTTACCTGTCGATGTTTTAAACTCGAGACAAAGGGAAGCATATCCCTTCTTCGGAATTTGTAGGATTACATCAGCCACGCCACGTTTAACGCCCTGGCGTTTCATATTGGCCGCTTCTACCTTGTGCCGGCTGCCACCATTCGGCACAGCGAAAAGAAGCCGGTCCGGAAGGCTTGGAAAGAACAAAGGAACTTTATCAAAGAACTCCGTCTGAATCCGGGCTTCTTCATTGTCATGATGTTGCTTTTGTTTTGAAGGGTTCTTTTTATCAGAGTAGCAATTATAACAAATATAGCCGCCGTCGGTCTTAATTACAGATACCGTCTCCCGGCCACAGACTATACATTTTTGCGCTTTCATATCTTAGTTTTACATAAGATATAAAGGACAGAAAAAAGTCCCCAGGATCACTGAGGACTTTTTTAACTCACTTCTTTCGTGATTTGAAATATCCATTAATCTATTTAGTCCTTAGGATTGTTATATATTTGCATCAAGTTTAATTTCAATAAATTTTTATGAAAACAAAATATCTACTGGCTAGTTTCATTGTCGCTATGGGAATTAGTTTCTCATCTTGTGCTACTCGTATTCACGTGAACCATAAACCAAACAAGGTAAAAACGATTCCTCCGGGACAAGCAAAAAAGATCACTGGTGAAAAATCAGCTAAGCGACACGCTCCAGGACATAACAAATAATCTTAAAGTAGAGCTATCTGAAAACAACAGATAGCTCCTTATTTTTTATAATTGCTTCAATTTTACTTCTCTAACAACAGCAAGAGGTGCCTCTTCGCTGAATTCAACCAATATCCGCTGAACTATTTCCGCCAAGCTGCGATTCAATGCCAGCGGTGAAAATGTACCATCAGAGTTTTTCTGAAACAGTAGTATCGAACCGTCTTTCATATTCTTGAAAGCTGTATTCGGGGTTGAAATATCTATATCACTCATAACTTTTATCTATTTTAATCACATTCCACTCACTTTCCAGAATAATGTACTCACACTTACAGCATGTATGTACATACGTAGAGAATGGTTCTGTAAGATGGTTCTCTACAGCAGTTTCAATACTTCCACACCCCGGACACTTAATTTTTACTTCTCTGAGGCCTTCGAACTCCCATAACGATAGTTTACCTTTGGCTGGTATCGGTGTCTGAAATAAGACCGCATTCGCTAGCACCCAGTTCCAGACTCCTTTCTCCGCCCAGATAGAAGTGCTACTCTGTACGCAGTCTACTATATCCACACTACCGATAATGGAGCCAAAAGGCAATTTATCAAAATCAGTATTGTAGAGAGCATTGCCTGATCGCCACAAATGGACTCTTTGTAAATCATTCAAACGCCAACCTTCTTTTTTACTGACGCCAGCATGGATCAGGACACGTCCCCGGTAATTTGTTCTCCAGGATCTGTTCTCGATGTCTTTTATACCATGAGCAATTAGGCTAGCCCACGGTTGCCTTATACTTATCGCTTTCATTATTCAACTTTGTATTTACGTTCAAAATCATACTTCTTAAAATCGTGCTCCGCTTTTTCAAGTAATGAAGATGTTCGCTCCCCCTCAGGTGTTCTAAATTGGAAAGCGCCATTAATGCTCTGCTGCTCTGCTTCACCACATCGTTCTTTACGATATGCACTCAGCCATTCGAATAATACTTGACCATCTATTCGGTCAAAGACTTTCCCATAAATACCTTTCTTTGCGCGATTAAAACAAAGTTTAAAATCATCAGGCTTAAAGAAATAATATTCCTCGATAATCAAATCGGCCACTTGAGCAACCTGAACAGCACCAATAGATTTGCCTACGCTGAAATAATCAATTACTTCATTTAGTATTTTTACCATGAAAGCCCGAAGATGCTCTTCGCCAAATTCTTTATTCATAACTGAAATTGAACAACAGGGGCTATCGAGCACATCATTGACTGTTTTTGGCCGCAGACTCCTGTAGTATGGCATCGGCAAGACGCCCAAGATACTCACGCTCGCGTCTTTTGTTTTCGGCATCAGTTCCATTGGAAGAGGATCCTTTTCTGGATCTATTCTGGCCAGGAGTTGCATTGCTAGTTGTTTGTCCATCATCTTCTCGTTTTAAATAATTTCCTTCTAAAATTTTCACAAAGTTTGTAGGCTTGAATATCCAATCAAAGTCTGCACGCCAGTTCTGATTATTTTCCCCCATCAGAAAAGGACTTTTAGCGGCATTAAGAAGCATTTTAAATATTGCATCTTTACCATGATTTGCCATTCGAGCCTTAATAGCAGCTTTGCGTTTATCAGTCAACTGCGTTACAGTTGGCAATTTTCCGGCAAAGGTCCTATTGAAATAATCAACTAACTTCTGATAGTCGATTTTGTCAGACTCCCCCTCGGGGGATTTAGGGGGTATACTTTCTTTTCTTTTTTTTTCTTTTCCTTTCTTTTCTTTTTGTGTACTTTCTGGTGGCAATAATGGAGTTTCTTCCGGTATATTTCCGGCATTAACCGAGTTATTGACGGCAAAAACCCAATAATCGTCGTTAATTTCAATATCCTTTCTTTTTAAAGTGCTACTTTTAAATCTCTTTTGAATCCCGTTTGAAGTAAGAATACTATACTTTTCAAATAGTTCTTGATTGAAGAAATCAACCTGTAGTCCTTTTTTTATCACTTCTTCTACCGAACCCTCGGATACCCCAACAATGTCAGCAATATCAAAAGGTAATTCTTTGTCCCACCCAATGTAATACCCTTTATCTTTATAGATATTACACAGCAGGCAAATAAGGATTGAAGCCGAATTTGGTCCACATGCGCTCATTATTCTTCTGACCTTTCTATCCGAAAAGAAATCGGTATCGAAAGAGAAATATTCAAGTCCTTGTTTAACGGGTCTTGCCATAGCGTTATAACTTAATCGGATTTACCTTCATCGTATCAAGATTAAGGAACAATCCTTGATAGTCGATACTTCCGGTACTTAGTAGTTTCCACAGCAGGGCACAGCCCAACTGAGCAAGAGTTGAGTTAATAAACATATCCTGCTTCCTTAAAGCTTCGGGCAAGGAACAACTTGGTCCAGAATCGGCCTCGTCAACTTGAGAAAGATCAAATAATTCCGTTACCACTTTCATTTCGGGTACAGTCTCAAATTGTTTCGATTTAGGCTGTTCAATACATTCCAGGGTACCGAGTACAACCTGACCATGGTTGATCCCGTTTCCGAAGTCAATCCAGTACATCATTCTCTGATAATCCACACCGTTAGCCCGTTTATCAATAGCATCGGCAATCACCAAACGAGACTTGACACTATCTACACAGCTAATCATTATATTCGCCGGCTGCTTGTATCTGTATAAAGAAGGAAAGGCCTCCCAGTCGAATCCAAAAAAGCGGTTCACTCGGGTAACAAGGACTGTTGCCTTATTTAAGCCAAGATCTACCATACTAAATTGTTGCCTACCTATATTAGCCTGTGTTACTTCGTCAGGGTCGTAAGCAGCTATATGCAACCCTGGGTGCCCGAGAGCGATCAACGCGTGATTGATTCGTGCTAAAGAAGTCAACACCTGTGATCCTGTCCCTCCGACACCAACAAGATTAATTGTTATTGGATGCGTAGGATTTAGTATATACTTATCTGTAAAATGTACTTTCTTCATATTATAGACCTCCAATTAATGATTTCAGCTTTTGTTTGACTGGTTTCAATTCACTATCCGGAAATTTACACCCGGTACTGATACAGTTTTTTGTAATCGTCGAAAGATTTCCCTTTACAGGGTTACCGCCAAGTAAATGTGCAAATTCTGATGCCCAGAACATCTTTTCCCAGTACCGCATAACACTTTCAAATGTCAACTCATACGGCTTATCGACCTTCGCCGAGCCAAGACAAACCTTCCCATCAACATAGATATTGAAAAATGGAGCTCTAAATAGATTGTTTTTAGGTTTACTCCCTTTAAATGCAAATACAGATAAAGAACTTGCAGAAGCCACATACACAAGCCCTGGAACCCACATCTGACCATCAGGTATCCCGGCACCTTTACTAAATAGTAGATTCCGTTTCTCCGGTTTGTTATACCAGACGTATTTTTCACGTCCACATCGACCATCCGCAAAAAGTAAATTTTCCGGCACAGCTCCATGTAAAATGTCTGAACCTTCTGAAGATATCACATCAAATATGTCTGTTAAACATTTCTCTGTCAACGGCACACCAGAGGCCATCTTGCCGTTTATTATATCCCTTCGTTCGAGGTAGTACTTATTATTGTTTTTATATACTATAATAGCCATTTCGGGCAAGAGCTCAGTCAGGATCTCTTTTGTTGTATTATTCATTACTTGCTCCATCATTTATATATTTTTCCAGTTCTCCATAAAAATCCATATACCAAACACCAAACCTCGTCGGGAAATCTGATTTTTCAAACAGACGATTAGTATTTGGTGTTAATGCTACATGTGCAGTTGGACCATAGGTCGCTAATTCTTGTTGTTCCATATTATAGAATTCTATAACCATTTGCACAACAGGATCATTATCATCATCTCCCCAGCAAAAGCAGAAGCTACGATCAAAATCTATCACTCCTTCATGGCCATCATAATCATCATATTCGTTAGAGCCCGGATAATAATCATAATTGAATATACAATCCTGTCGAAGTAGTCTTACCCCTGCAATCATAACTGAGATCAGTCCTTCATCTGCATGATTAGTATCTTCTACAAGCAATTTATTAAGTTCTGATTCAAGATCAGACTCAATAATTTTCGTATTGGATATATCATCCATTATTAATTTTATGTCTCCGGTATCATATCGTTTACACATATCCCGCATTTCCTGCTCCATATCTTCTTCGTACTCATCACCATATTCTGTCACCATATAATCAAAATCTCGATTATCACTTGGAATATCGATCTTCTGTGTCTGACGAATAAATGACAGAAAACGAAGGAATACCGTACGTAACTGTTCGTTCATATTCTCAATTCCACATACCGGTATATAGAATAAAGTGTAATCTGGAAATTTTATATTATCATCAAATAAAATTACAGAGAACTTACCTCCCCACTCTTCGAAGTTGATACCAATCGTTTCCGGAATATTTTTTCTGAGTACATGATAAAGATTGAAGGCATCCAACTCAAAATAACCAGTCGGGATTATATCAAGAGGTTTACCCATCAGACGAAAATAATTCGACACAGACTCATAAAGATATGTAGCATCTTTTGCTTCAGGATTTACGTAGGCTTCTAAAGTACACCCCACCTCAGAGGCAAGAACCTTTTCAAAAGTCTGCTTTAGATAATCATTTCCTGCACTATTGACGGAGGCAAGCGTCTTTTCAGACGCTCTGTTCTTCTGTGTACAATATTTGAACGATCTTGTTCTTTTAAAAGAACCGGACCGAGTACGGCATGAAACTCTTGTATGTTCCTTTGTTTCTTGCATGTCTTCATCCCTTGGTGCCAACGCTTGTTTTAAACTCATACACACATTTGTCATTCTTGATTTCCGGTCCAAAAACATTGCTGGTAGTCAATGCAGGATAGGTATTGCTATAAAAACTCATAACTTCTTCCGGAGATAGGCTCCGGTCCGGATCTGTCAAATTCAACGAACCATACTGGAACACACGTGGAAGTGTTGTAACATTTAGTGCCATTATTCGTCCTCCTCTTCTTTATCGTTTATATCTTCCGTTTCTTCTTCGGGCAACTCTTCCAGATAATTATTCAGAAGATCCTCTTCCTCAAATAAAGAACCTGCACCGGCTTTCGCCTGAAGCTTATCTATCTTTTTCTGAGTAGCCTGTTTATCTGGAGCGAACACTTTTGCTTGTTTGAGACAAGCTATTGCATTATTCAATTTACCCCCCTTTTCAAAATCATCTGCCTTTTTGACAAGCTGATCATACTTCTTTTTATTGGCTTCAGCCGCCTTGCTTTTAACTTGAGCTTCTACTTGAGACACCTCAAACTCTTTCATGTTTGTTAATAGCCCCGTTGCCGATTGAACCGGAGTGGATATCGCAGCTGAAAATTCTTTATCTAGTTCATCTGGTGTTCCGGATACAACCAAAGGCACCAGTTTTTTAGCTGCTTCATCTTTTAGGTCTGTTACTTTTGGGAGCACACTTACAATAAGGTTCTCACCACTTCTTTTTATAGTTACATTCAATTCTACACCGGCTGTAACCAGGCCTGAAATTTCTTTGAAAAAAAACATATCTGTCATGGTATTAATTATTGAATTGTCATGGGCATTAATAAATAGGTGAGCTCTTGGCCTTCCTGCTGTTTTTCTGGCATTATCAGAATAGCAGAATTAGGTTGACTGAATGTTAGTTTGGTACGTTCATCGTCGATGCAGGAGAGCATCTCTAAAATAAGCGAACCTTTTACTCCTATCTTAAATTCATCGTCTTTGAATTCTGCGGATAGTATCTCTTCTGCTGAAGTAGAATAATCAAGATCATTTGCCGATACAACAAGTCGGTCATAATCAGCTTTAAATAATATAAGGCATGTTGATTTATTTGAAAAAACAGTCGTACGTTTAATTGCTCCTATCAACTGCTTTGTATCTACCACAAGCTCCAGGGGATTATTATGAGGAATAACAGCTTTCCAGTTAGGATATCGGCCTTCAACGTTTCGGAACGAAATCTCAAAGTCACTTACCGTGACAACAGACCAGTCGGTACCCACCTTTATTTGCAGATCATCCGGGGAAGCTGGTACAATACCTTTCAGTATTGATGCCATAGGCCGGCTTATAATAACCGAAACTTTATTGATACAAGACTCTTTTTTACAGGAGAAAGACCCTAAACCATGTCCGTCTGTGCCAACAAAGGTTAGAGCTTTGGGAGAAGCCTCAATATGCACAGTACTCATTACAGGACGGAGTTCGTCTTCTGCTGCCAGATTGACAACCTTAGCTATTCCGTTATAAAATTCCTCGGCAGTCGTATTGATACAATCTGACGTTTCAAACTCTTTCTTGCTGGGATAGGATACTGTCTCATAGCCCATAAATTCAAATTTGCCTCCGCTATATTTTATCAGGATCTCTTTATTATTCGGATTTATGTAAATGTTTAGCGGTTGCTCCGGAAGAGTTTTTAATCCATCTAAAATTGCAGTCGGAACACATACAGACATGTCTTCGTCAGAAATACATTCCAGGCTTGTCATTATTCGCCCTTCACTATTTGATGCAGTAAGAAACAGCCGACCTTCTTTTGTTTCAAAAAGATAATTGCCCAGGATCGGCAGTGATGGTTTCGAAGAAATAATCTTCGATAAAAGCTGCAATTTGTTCAGCAGCGATGTTTTTGAGATTGATATTGTCAT